ACTTGCGGCTTGTTCTCTTTGCCCTGGTTGACGACGTGGAGCCAGTGCGTATGCGTCTTGTTGATCGTGACCATTGGCTGGCCGGCAAGCGAGCGCTGGGCTCTCACCGCAGCATTCCACTGCTCCTGATTATCAGGATCGGCGTACAGGAACCGGATGTCATCCTTGAACTTCTGGCGCGTATCTGCTTCCCACTCGACCGCCGATCGGTATCGATCATGGGCGCGACGGATAATATCTTTTTGTCGTTCGGCCATTTATGCCATCCAGTTGCCGCCCAATGAGCGGCCAGTGTTCAGAGGGTTCTTCTTCGGCATCGTCTGGAAGTCTTTCTTCTCTTTCTTCGCGCGTACCATGCCGGGGAATATCTCAGTGAGCGCCCATATCAGCGCATCGGCACGGTTAGGCGAGCGTTCGCCCATGTAGCCAACAGTGCTGAACGCGGTCAATTCGTCTTCAAGCTCGCGATATACGCCAACATGCCGCACCTTTCCCTGCTCGTAGAACGATGAGAACGGTTCAGCACGTACCGACTTTCCGCGCGAGGCTGATACTTGCTTATATGGTGTACGCGGCCGAGCCGTCTGGATAACATGCTCTACCATTGCGCCGCCGTAGTTCGTCTCTCCAACCACGATATCGGCGGCATGGCGGTCGAATGCGCTTGTAGCAACACCGCCCCACGTTGCCGGCCCAGCCTTTACGGTGCAGTCTTCCAATACGTATGCGCGGCCATCAGTACCAAGTCCCACGACAACAATTCCGATTGCGTCGTTATCCGCATTATCCGCATCCCCAGATCCAGAGGGATCAACAGCGACAACAACACGCACAAAATCAGGGAGCGGATCGCCGTGACGATGTCGCCACTTCTCGATTGTTTCTTCGGCGAAAAGCTGGTTGGGCGTGGCATCGCTGAACTCACCCTTAAGGAAGCGCTTCTGAAGACGAGGGCTCATGCCCTGCAGCGTTTCAAGATAGCTGCTGCTTAAGTTGGCCGTGTTATCGCCTGGGTTGATCTGGAAACTGTCGTAATCCTGCGGCTTAAGCAGGGGCTCACCAGTTTCCGGGTCAACCTTCTGAACGAATCTCTTATATGTCCAGTGCGCTTTGCTTGGAGGGTTCTCGTCGTAATACGCGCGCATCTGAAGCGGAACATCTTGGCGCCCCTCAATCTTCATCATGACACGCTGCGCAAGACGGGTAGTCGCGATGTCTACTGAACTCATGGGGATTTGCGAGCACTCATTGAAATAGAGCGTGGCGAATTCCTTACCAAGGATCTTCTCCACGCGCTCTTTGTCATCAAGGCCGCCGAACCAAATCTCCGAATCTTCGCTCCCTGTATGGATGCTCACATAGCCGTCGCCCTTATGCATCGTATGCGGCACACCAGGGAAGGCTATGCTCATAACCTTTGGGAACGTATCTAGAACGATCGATTCGTGCACATGCAGGGCGCGGAAGCGGAAGATTCCATGACGGCTACCCGGAGCCTTCAGGGCGCGCATGACGATATTGCGCGTATGCAAGAACGTCTTGCCCGAACGCGAGCCACCGAACAGCATCAGATGCGTTGCCGGGCCAGCCAGCATCGCTTGTGCCTCTAGCTGCTTGGGTGTTAGCTGGAATGTCACAGGGCCTCGTCCAGCGACGTAGCAATAACTTGCACGGGGCCGCCACCAGCACCCGTCAATTCAGTCTGGACCTTCTCGCCATACTTCTTTGGTGACCATTTAGCCAACAACTTCAGGCGCGTCTCAATCTGCAATTTGCGATGGCCCAGCATGTCTTCGTGAACTTCCTTCTTGCCATTATCGCTAAGCTCAGTCTTGACTCCGTCGACCGGTGTGTCGGCGATCATCAGCGCTTCTTCGGCGATTGCATCAAAGCCAATCTCACGCGCGAGCGCGATGCGTGCGGAAAACTCCTCTCGCGCCTGTCTCCACTCATACACAGTGCGCCATGCCGGCATATGCTCATCGCGACAGATAACACGGAGCGGCTCACCCTCGGCCAGTCGTTCGCAAATCTCGTCAGCGATTGCCTGACTATAGGTTGTTGCTCGTCCGGGCTTATTCTTGGGCAGTTCTTTCTTTCCAGGGGCGCGGGGCATCGGCAGAATTACCTCAATAATCCATTGCCATGTGCTGAATATCACCTGTGCTATGACGAGCACGAGCGACAAACGATCCGATCACCTCAGCCGCCACACGAGCGCGAGACTGCTTCGCCTCCTGCTCGATCAGGTCATCGATGTCGGCGCCCATGAACTCAGTGAGTTCGGACTTGCGGCGAACGCGATACTCCAAGCTGTCTTGCTTCATTTGCTGCCCTTGGCAACTTTGGAATATCGTTCTGCCTCTTCGCCAGCGTACTTCTTGGCGCCAGCGAGACGAGCGCGATCGGCTTTGATAGCTTCGGCCGCGGCGAGCGTGTCAGCGTCGGAACGGGCGCGCCACTTGGCCTCATCCGAACTGATCTTGGGAGTCGGTGCTTTGCGCGTAGCCATCACAGCCCCAGATGCGACTTTGACCGCGCCAGGACGCTTTCGAGCTGATGCGAGATGCCGCGTGCGTCACGGCTCACGACGCCAACGAGTTCAGCGAACAGCGATGCGGTCGTAACCACGGCTTCGACGACTTGCGCCGGATCAACGGGCTTTCCGGCAGAGAGTTCAGCAGCTACCTCGGAAACGGAAGCGAGTTCAGTAACTTCGGTAGCGAGCGGAATCGGTGCGTCCTCAGTAGGAGCGATAGGGTCGATGGTTTGCGGTGCGGTTTCGTCGGTCATTTCTTTTTCCCTTTTCCGAGAATCTTGTTAGCCTTAGCGTCGATCTTCTCTTTCGAGGATTCGGAGAGCTTGCCCTTCTTCTCCATCTGGCTAGCTCGCGCCTTCGCGTTCCCGGCGTGAGCACGGTCCGGCATCGGATACTTCTTCGCGTCAGGAAGCCCGAACTCTTTCTTCGGAATCTCTTTGCGCGCCTTGGTCGTCAGCTTCGCCATGGCGTTACTTCTTGCTGACGCCGCGTTCCTTCGGGGCCGGTACACCATTCAGGCGAGACGGCTCTTTCTTCGGGCCAGGAGGCGGCTTTCCACCGTGGAAGCTGCCAGCCTTATCGCTGCGCGCACACTTTGCAAAGTCCACCGCGCCCTTGAGATTGCTACCGTCAGAAATCGCCATTCGATTGCTCCAAACGTGGGTTATCCGCCGAATGGCGGCTTCTCTCTTGATTGTCGGCCTTGAATAACCGTATGCAACTACTGCCGCCTAAATCCAGCAGCCAGCCGAGCATGCGCATACAAGTCGTACTTGAGTTCGCCGGCGGGCTCCAACGGCGAGATTCGCGGCCCTGCAACATCCGTCTTATTCCGGTCGTCAAATGCCCACCGAGCCTGTGCTTTGCGCTGCGGCGGGTAGTAGACGAGATAGCCTGACTCGACGGCCAGGAAGAGGGCATATTGCACTTCCTCTTCTGTGCCGGCGAAGAACAGCATCAGTTCTTTGAGCGAGCGGGGCGGATTGACCTTCAGGAAGTCGCGCAGGGCGATAGGCGATAGGTCGAGTTTGTTTCGGCGTGGGCGCATGATCTCTCCTTATGCCGACTCAACCATTTCAGGCGAGATAGTAAGTCGTCCAACCTCACCAAACTCTTTGTGATACGTGATGCACTTGGCGCTGCGATTGCTCATCCAACCCCCGCGGCTTGCATGGCTGTCCGGCGCAGCCAGCGTCTCATGCTGTTCGATGTGCATCGTGTTCGTTTCCTTCATCCAATCGTGGTGAAGGTGGCCAGTGTGTGCGTAGCTGAATTTCGTCCGACCGAAAACATCGCGGAACTTCGCGATCAGCGTCGTTTCCAGGTTCTCTTTCTTCTTTTTGTGAGAGTGGTGGAAGAAAAGTGATGTTTTACCGTGCTCCACGCAGTAATACGGATCGGGCCGCGTTTCCACGAAGATGCGCGGCTCGTTTTCGTACAGCGCAGCGAACGCTTCCCGACCCCAGGCGCTTGACGCTAAGTCATGGTTGCCTTCGCCGTCGATGAAATACACCTGTTCGTGCTTTTGCAGCAGCATTGCGAGAATGCGGCGCTTCAATCGGATATTGACACGAACTAGTTTCTGAAATCGTGTATCAGCATCGAGAGTGAATCGGTGGGTAGGAGTAACTGCCTCCAGACCGTCCCAATGCATGAAATCTCCCAAGTTGACGAACACGCCTACTTCTGCGTCAGGGGACTGCGCTATAGCTGCTGCGAACCAGCGAATCAACAGATCTTCTGCAATCTTCATATCCCAATCTTCACCAGTCTCCTCTCCCCATGCGAGAGCGCCGAGGTGAAAGTCTGTGATCGGGTAAAGATTCAGAAGATTTTCATTTGAGGCGAGTGGGGATGGCATCGGTGCCGCTGCCGGAATCTCCTCTTTCATCGCATCGACAGCGGCACGCATCGCGGCTTCCATCTGCGACGCTTCAGGGTGTTGACGCTGCCAGTAGCGCTCGACTTCCCCGGTCTTTGCATTGACGGCAACAGTGACCTTTCCGGTTACGAATCCAGGCGCTACTCCTCCGGTCCAATGCCCTGGCGCATAACCCATCTTCGCCGCTCTCGCATACAGCGACGCCATTGCATTGCTAATCGTCCCGCGCGAGATCCCTAGCGCTTCAGCTGCAGCGCGTTGGCTTCCATACCGCTCGATAGCATCAATAAATTCTTTCTGACGGTCGCTGGCGAATTCTTTGAGTTTCGGATCGGTCATGAGTTTAGAGTTGCTGGTTTAAACGACTCTATCATTTACAAAGTAAATTTTCAAAAGTGCGTGAAACACTTTTAGTAGTACTAATTTAATGAGCAAAATAAAGCGGGGCATGTAGCCCCGAAAAGAATCAGATTAGGTATCTCGCCATGAATACAACGCGGACGATCCCCTCACCTCAGAGGTCGTCACTTCGACTTGCTTACTCTCCTCCAGTACCTTCAAAACCCGCCATACTCCTACGCGAATAAACCGGCGATGTTGCTTATCATCTCGCGCGATGTGATTGACGATGTGCCGCTTCTTGAAGGGTTGGCCTGGGGCAGAAGATAGGAGGTCGATCACTTCGGCAGCGTAGCGCATGTTAGTCCTCCAGCATTTCGATTGCGCAACGTCGGCGCCGTGTACCGTGGCCGATGCAGCATATACACCGCAGCAAACACGGCGCAGTTGAATATGCCGAGGCCGTAGAAGCCCAGGCATAGGATGAGGGTTTTCATTTGGCACCTCGTGCTGCGGCGATGGCTTTCCTCATCCTCGCCCGGAAATCTTCTTGGTCTGGGTGATTCACATCGAACCAGGCTACCAGCGCGCAAAGAACGGCGTCATCTGATGGAGTCTCCCGCAGCTCTCGAACCTCGGCGATAAGGGCGAGCATCCCCTCCGGGTCCATTGCTTTCAGGGCAAACATCATGCGGTCACCAGGTAGGCCGCTGGTGACTGCCGCCTTCGCTAACTGTTCCAGCTCGTCTAGATTTTTCATGCGGCCTCCTGGTCATTTATTTGAGAGTAGGGTGAATGCTGCGCAAGCCACTCTTGATACTTGTCCGTTGCCAAGGGCTCTAATGCGGTGTGCCCGATGGGCCATCCCATCAACCACTCGACCCATTCCGGGTTCAGCTGGCCACCGTCCGAAGCCATAACCGCGTGGTCGATCCGATCGTTGGAACGGTCTTTGCCATTCTTTCGCGTCAGCGCTGCCGGCGACGATCCCTTGGATGCGCTTGCACATGGCGTCGGCCACAACCCCTTTCGCGCCATCAACCCCAGCGTCGGGCGCTCTTTGGCTCCCGAGCTCGCGCTCTTGTTCATCCGGCCGCCGCCCGAGTCGATCGCGCATGGAGTCGGAAACATGCGCGCCGACAGCGCTTCGATCAAAGTTCCGCCCTCGCGCCCCTTCGTCGGCGTCACCCGGCCACCCTTGTCCGCTAGACTCGCTGTCGGCGTGGGCCAGAATCCAGATGCGCTCGCGGAGATGGTGGGCGCCACAATCGGCCGCAGATAGCACTCCCCATTCAACATCGAACCCCATCTCGGCCAAGTCTCCAAGAACTCGTCCGAGTCCCCGAGAAGTGAGCACTGGGCTGTTTTCCACTTCGACTCGCTTGGGGCGTACTTCGCGAATGATCCGCGCCATTTCAGTCCATAGTCCGCTTCGCTCGCCGTCGAGGCCATCGCCTGTTCCTGCAACGCTGACGTCTTGACACGGAAAGCCGCCAGCAACGATGTCAACAATGCCGCGCCACGGTCGTCCGTCAAAGGTGCACACGTCATCCCAAACCGGGAAAGGGGGGAACGTACCGTCGTTTTGTCGTGCCACAAGCACGGCTTGAGCGTAGGGCTCCCGCTCGACGGCGCAGACGCATTGGTTTCCTCTAAGTTGGCCGGCGAGAATGCCTCCACCAGCGCCCGCGAATAGATGAAGCTCATTCAAGCGACCTCCAATTCTTGTTGTTCAATTTCGATGCCCATCTTCCTGGCCCGCACCGGAACCCACGCCTCGAATGCGACGTCCCACGCAGCGAACTTGTGCTCGCGCAGTCCCGGCCCTTGGTCTATGAGCGCATGACAATTAGCACACCCCGGAACCGTGAATTCGTGTTTCGCCTTGATGCCCATTCCCTTCCCGTGCCGCGCTTGGTTAGAGTGGCAGGGCACAACCGTCTCGCCGCCGCCGAGACAGCCGTACATGCGGAGAAAGCACGGTTCCCCGCAGCAAGCCGCCAGATACTTCGCCCCCTCCTCGACGGTCG